ACTTAGAGAATTTAGTAAGATTACTAAGAAGACTCTTAAAGAATTAGTATCAGCAGAACAGTTGATTGAAGAAAAGCATATCCGTAGAGCTGAAAGGCATTACATGGAAAGCAAGAATGAAAACATTTATCAGATTACAGATAAGTGTAGTGTTCCAGAGATTAGAGCTCAGATTTTACACTTCCAACAATTTATAGGTTATATACCTATTGTTGTTACCATTGACCATAGTTACTTAGTAGCTATGAGTGGTGAGAAGAATGAGAATCAGATGCTACATAACTTTGGTTCTATGATGACAGAACTTAAAAAGAGTCCACACAAGATTCTATTTATTGTTCTTAATCAGATGAATAGAGAGATAGAAGATCAGAACAGAAAGATTTGGGGTAAGATAGGTAACTTTCCTACTACTTCGGATATCTATGGTGGTGATGCATTATATAATCACTCTGATGTTTTATTTGTTATTGACAGACCTTTTAACAAAGGTATCATGGAATATGGTCCAATGAAGTATGAAGTTAAAAGAGAACATTTAGTATTACACGTTCTAAAAGCTAGAGATGGTACGGATAGTAAGTTACTTTGGTTTGAAGCTTCTTTTAAACACATGGTGGTTAAAGAAACTAGAGAACCTAACATGAAAAATCCACCACCAACTAGAAGTCTTAATGCTACAGTAGAAGAAGAGCCTTGTGAGTATGATGATAATGGTAATCCTTTAGTAGGTTACATTCCACCATCTCCAGGAGTAATAGCTTTGAATACTATACAATCAGATTTTTTAGAACCACAAACAGTATTTTCAACAAGAGGTAAATAAGATGAGCTACACAGCAACCCCAGTTAAATCAGACGATAAGAAGAAAGAAAACGCAGCTAAGATTAAAGCATTTCATGCACCCACATTATTAAAGATGGGGTACAGTGCTGCAAACTTTTCATGCAAGAGTTTATTTGCAAACAAAGTATACTTCTTCAAGAGTGAATTAGAAAAAGATATAGTAATAGAAGTTACTGATCATGATAATGAAGCTCTTGATGAGAAAAGAACCTTATATTTATTTCCTGCTATGAATTATTCACCAGCAGAATTAAACACCAGATATGATGGTGGTAAGTACAATCAGACAGCACCTGACCATGCAAAGAGTTGGGGTATCCCATTCTCGGATGGTATTAAAATATGGAGTACAGATGATAATGAAAGAGCACCTTTACCGGAAGCTGATCCTATCTATGATATTCCTTCATCTATTTCAGAAGATGAACACTATTCTAACTTAACCATAATGGATTTGTTAGCAATTATTCAGGCAGAGCCGTTGAGTAATAAGCAGTATTTGAATGAAGCAATTTTAAAAATTAAAAACTCTAGAAAATAATGGCACAAGGTATCTTGATCATTGCAGAATCTGGTTCAGGTAAGAGTACTTCTATTGAGTCTCTTAACCCAGCAGAAACATTTATTATTAACGTGGCTAATAAGCCATTACCTTTTAAAGGTTGGAAAAGTAAGTATACACAGTGGAGTAAAGAAAACCCTACTGGTAACATGGTAGCTGTATCAGATGCTATTAAGATTGAGCAGGCATTATCTTATATCAATGAGAAACGTCCTGAAATTAAGAACATCATCATAGATGACTTTCAGTACATGAGCTCATTTGAGTTCTTTGATAAGAGTAATGACAAAGGTTATGAGAAGTTTACACAGATTGGTGCAAACATTGCTAGAATCTCTCGTATGCCTAGATTATTAAGAGATGACCTAATGGTCTTTTATCTTACCCATGCTGAAGAATCTACTGATTTAGAAGGTCGTAGAAAATTTAAAGCTAAAACTATTGGGAAATTAGTTGATGATAAATTAACTTTGGAAGGTCTCTTCTCAGTTGTGCTATTTGCAAAAATTAAGAAGGATAAAGAAGGTGCTCTACGGTACGTGTTTGAAACACAAAATACAGGAGATAATACTTGTAAAGCACCCAAAGGAATGTTTGATACTTTTGAGGTAGCAAATGACTTACAGCTAGTAAGAGATGCTATCTTAGAGTACGAGAAATAAAAGTGTAACCTAATTAAACAAAAATAAACATGTTAAGTACTAGAAACGTAAAAGAAACAAGCTCACGTATCAATGCAAAAATGTCTCCAGGTAATGCAGACGTTAAGATTCACTCTTTAGAATTAACTGAAGGTTATAATCACGTACAGAATAAGTCATATAACTTAATTCTTAACGTAGAAACTATGCCTATCACTACTGAAGGATTTGAAGGTTTCTTAATTGATAAAGATCGTCCAGAAATGGGACGTTATTTAGGTCAAGTGGGCCGTGTTAAATATCAAGCTTATGCTTTCCAGGATGGTGAAACTAAAACTGGACGTAAACAAAATCGTGATAATGATATTCTTCTTGCTGTATGTAAGATTGCTGATGCATTATCTCTACGTGATGAATTAGATAATGCTGTAGACTCTGCTGCTTTATCTCGTATTGAGGATTTGATGCCTTTAGCTACACGTATCTTTAAAGGTAGATATATAAGTATTTGTGCAGCTGGTCGTGGTTATAAAGATAAGAACGGATATACTCAATATGAGTTATATATGCCTTACCCTAGAGAAGGTAAAAATCCGTTTACAGCTTTGGGATCTACTGATAATTTGATTACATTTACTGAAGCAAATCATATCAGTGCTCCTAAAGAAGCTACTCCTGTTGCTAACTTTGAGCCAGCTGGTAATGACTTTGAGATTTAATTAGGTGTACCTTCACGGTGATGAAGAAAGGGTAGGAAGTAATTTCTACCCTTCTTTATCTTAAAGCCTTATTAGTTATGCTAAAAACTAAAAATCTTGTATCTAATATAAAGGATGTCCCTGAAACATGGGTATTTGAGTATTACTGTAAGCTACCTGAAAAGCTTATAGGTCAGGATGTAAAAATCAAAAGTGTATTCAATACTAAGGAAAGAACTCCTAGTATGTGTATATACCACGATAAGGCTAAAAATAGATATAAGTTTAAAGATTTCTCTACAGATAAAGGCGGCAGTTGCTTTGATCTAGTAAAAGAAATGAAGAACTGTAATTATTTTGATGCTATACTAGACATTATAGAATCCTATAATGAGTTTGTCCTACACAATAATGGTGGTTATGATGTTCAGGAATTCAAAGAATATAAACGGTATAAGGTAACTCAAACTGTTGAACGTTCTTGGACTACAGCTGATCAATATTTCTGGACTAAATTTAATATCGGCACTAAACTTCTTAATGCTCATCATGTAAGACCACTTGAGTATTATGAAATGAGTAAAACAGAAGACGGTGAAGATAAGCAATTAGAAATTTATGGTAAGTACATTTATGGGTACTTTAAAGAAGATGGTAGTTTATACAAAATCTATCAACCTAAAGTACAAGAGAAAAAGTTTATTAAAGTGGATGATTATATCCAGGGTTATGAACAACTTCAAGGTTATGACTATTTGGCTATCACTTCTAGTCTTAAGGACCTTATGGCTCTTAAAAGTCTTAAATTAAAGATAGATGTTATTGCACCAGACTCAGAAAATACTATGATTAAAAAGCATATTATGGATGAGTTAAGTACTAAGTACAAAAAGATAATAACTATATTTGATAATGATGAAGCAGGTCTTAGAGCCATGCAAAAATATCAAGATACATTTGATGTACCTTATTGCCATCTTAAGATGAGCAAGGATCTAGCAGATTCTGTTAGAGATTTTGGTCCTAGAGAAGTTATGTTTAACTTAGTACCAATAATTAATAAAAAGATATTACCTAATGAAGACTAACTGGTATTACAAATCTACTAAAGCTATTACAGATGTTACACAACTTCCTAATAGTGAAGAGTTAGAGGGCTTTGTGTATAAAATCACAAACATTATTACTGGTAAATTCTACATAGGTAAAAAGTCTTTATGGTCAGTACGTAAGAAAAAGATTTCTGCAAGAACTAAGAAAAGTACAGGCACAAGAAAGACTTTTGAAAAAGTAACCAAGGAATCAGATTGGAAAACCTATTATGGTTCCTCTAAAGATTTAAAAGATGACGTTAACAGACTTGGTCAAACCGCATTTAAAAGAGAAATACTTGAACTTTGTAAGAGTAAGAAATATCTTTCTTATGCAGAGTTTGCTTGGCAAGTAAAGCTTGATGTACTGAGAGTAAATTCTTATAACGGAAACATCCTGGGCCGTTGGTTTAACAA